AATGATATCGCGAAGGAAATCATGAAGGCTACTGGCAGCACAGATGTTGGCGTATATATACAGGCCGAGCATGGTTGCTGTACTAATCGTGGCATTATGGCAAAGAGCAGCCTAACACAGACTACTGTATTGCGTGGGGCGTTTAATACTGACGCAGGTACAAAGAAAGAATTCTTCGATAATATTAAATTACAACAGGATTATTCACGGTGATCAACGATGACGACGATGACGATTCAACTGTCACGATAACAGGTAGTAGTAATCTCGGTGGATTTAGTGGCAGTGGAATATCAAGTCTAACAGCCCCTTCAATATCAACCATAACAGTCGGCGGTGGCGGCGGTGGTGGAGTTGGTGCTATAGGACATACTGGTACTACAGGTAGTTATTATGTTTCTACCGGAACCGGTGGTGGTTCTATGTGGAGTACACCGACTATAAACACTCCTGCTGTTCTTAGCACAAGTAAAGGCAACTCTGTCGATCTCGACGAACTTGCCGAGATGATGAAGATCATGAAGGAACGTCTACTAATACTAATACCTGCTTTTGAAAAACACGAAAAATACGCCGCATTAAAAAAAGCATACGACAACTATAAGATGATCGAAGCACTAATCCAAGAGGAAAGAAAAGATGACTAAAAAAATATACTACGACTGGACACAGATTGATCGATGGTGCCAGCGTATCGCATTGGATATCCTCAAGACGGATTGGCGTCCTGATTATATCGTGGGACTAACACGTGGCGGGTTAGTACCTGGTGTTATGTTAAGTCATATACTGGATATTCCAATGCATACTCTTAAGGTAGCACTCCGTGATGGTCACGAAGATTGTGAAACTAATGCGTGGATGCCCGAAGACGTAGTTGACGGTAAGAACATCCTAATCGTAGACGATATCAACGACACCGGCGATACGCTCGCTTGGATCCGAGATAATTGGGAAAAGAGTGTGTTTAAAGGCGACATCGAATTCCATTGGCACAAGCGTATCAAAGTAGCAGTTATCGTTAATAATCTTGCCAGCAACGAACATATCGATTGGTGTGCTATAGATATTAACAAAGCCGAAGATCCGTCTTGGATTGTATTTCCTTGGGAGGCTTGACATCATGCGTGAGATGTATTATATTAATGTTAGAGGTTTATCATGAGCAAGATTAAGATAAGTGAAATATTCTACAGCCTACAAGGTGAAGGTCAGTACATCGGTGTGCCTAGCATCTTCTTGAGGACGTTTGGTTGTAATTTTACCTGCGGCGGATTTGGTATGCCGCTAGGTGAAGAAAGCCAAGAGCGTGTTAATATCGCGAAGCGTGTAGGCGACTTTAATGACTATAAAGAACTGCCCTTAGTATCAACAGGCTGCGATAGTTATGCTAGTTGGGATCCTAAGTTTAAGCATCTCAGTCCAATGTTAACTGTAGGTGCTATCGTTGATCGTTTCCAAGAACTATTGCCGGAAGGCAAGTTTAGCAGAGACGAACATCTGATCATCACAGGTGGTGAACCGTTGCTCGGATGGCAACGTAGTTTCTCAGAATTGTTAGACGAAATCTATTCAAGGAATATGGGCTTAACACATCTCACATTCGAGACCAACGGTACACAATTCTTATCACAGGACTTTGAACACTATCTCACAACAAAGGCAAATGAAGGTCTCGAGATTACTTTTAGTATCAGTGCTAAACTACCCTGCAGTGGTGAGAAGTGGGAAGATGCCATTCGTCCAGATGTCGTAAAGAACTATGTACGTATTCCAGGCCATCGCAGTTATTTCAAATTCGTTGTTTCTAGTAAGCAGGATGTTATCGATGCTCAACGTGCGGCTGCTGCTTATTCAGTAGCAGGTATTAACATTCCAATCTACCTGATGCCAGTCGGCGGTGTTAATAGCGTGTATGAAATGAACGAAAGAGCTGTGGCAGACTATTGCCGCGACAATGGATTGAGATTCAGTCCACGTATACAAGTGCCGTTATACAAAAATCAATGGGGGACATAAGATGAAATTTGTGACAGTTATGGACATGTGGTTATTGATCATCAACATTGGGTTGATGGGATTTATCATCTACTTTGGACGTAATCTACTCAAGACTATGACCAGATTAATGCATGTCGGTGAGCAGAGAGAACATAATGTAGAGCGACAACGCTGTATTAAACTGATCGAGACAGAGCTCGAACACTACAAAGTAATCAGCGGTATGCGTTTAGATGCCGAAGCCGATCAAGTTGTACACACACTTGAGTACGTACTTGAACAGATCAAGAAGGGTAAGTAATGTTTAATCTAATTAAGAATCTTTTTAAGAAACCCGAGCCTGTGGTTGCTGCTCCAGCGCCAGAATACAAAACTGAAACTACAACCACTGTAAAAATATCCAAACCACGCAAACCTCGAAAGAAACCCAAACCTGTAGCAGAATCAAAAATATCAGAAAAAGATATGGCTACTGCTCGTAATGAGTCATATATTCGAGTAATAGACACACAGTTTGATCCAAAGAATCCCGCAAATGGTTTCTTTGAATTAGATTGGAATGGTGTCTTCATTGACGAATTACGAAAAGCAGGGTATACTGGTGCTACTGAAGAAGAGATAGTCGACAAATGGTTTAAAGCTATTTGTCAAAATGTTGTATCCGAATCAAACCCAAACCAAGAAGTCAGGATCGTATGACAACATACATAATCATCGATACAGCAAATTGTTTTTTTAGGGCCAGACACGTAGTACGTGGTGATGTTGATACTAAACTAGGTATGGCTCTGCACATCACTCTTGCTAGTATCAAGAAAGCATGGACAGACTTTGGCGGTAATCACGTTATCTTCTGTTTAGAAGGGCGTAGTTGGCGTAAAGACTACTATGCACCATACAAACGTAATAGAGCAGAAGCACGTTCGGCTCTTACTGAAAAAGAAGCAGAAGAAGATAAACTGTTTTGGGAAACATTCGATACCCTCAAAGATTTCGTGCGCGAAAAGACTAATTGTACAGTTATGCAACATCCGCAATTAGAAGCAGATGATCTCATCGCAGGGTGGATACAGAGTCATCCAGACGATAATCATATTATCATCTCTACAGATAGTGATTTTGTACAGTTAATCGCACCTAACGTAAAGCAGTATAACGGTGTTTCTAATACGTTAATCACACACGAAGGTTATTTTAACGATAAAGGTAAACCCATTTTTGATAACAAAACAAATAAGCCAAAAGAAACTGCTAATCCCGAATGGCTTTTGTTTGAAAAATGTATGCGTGGTGATCCAACTGATAATGTATTCAGCGCATATCCTAAGATCCGTAAAAATAAGCTACAAGAAGCATTTGAAGATCGTAAAAACAAAGGCTTTGTTTGGAATAATATGATGCTTCAGCGTTGGGTTGATCACGAAGGTGTTGAACATCGTGTATTAGATGACTACGATCGCAATCGTAGATTAATCGACTTATCCGCACAACCCGACGACATTAAAGAAATAATCAAAGAAACTATCGCTACCAATTCAGTACCTAAAAACGTCGATCAAGTTGGCCTCAGATTAATGAAATTCTGTGGTCTTTTTGATCTGGTAAAAATTAGTGAACAAGCCCAGGCTTATGCAGAGCCATTAAATGCAAAATATCCGGAGAAAACACATGGATGAATTTAAAGCTAAACCTATTATCGACGGCAAATTCTGGATCATCGAAGATCATGGAAACAAGATCGGAACACTAGCAAAAGATGAAACTGATAAATTTGTATTAAATGCTAAAAATACTAGATCAGTCTACAAAGATATAAAATCCTTAGAAAGAAATTTTGGTAAAAACTTCTTCATCAGTGCAAAGAAAGAAGACATTGAAGTCAAAAACGAAATCTATGGATTTAATACTAACTGTGAACCTCATAATCCAATGTATGATGTCAAAAAGAAACTTCCATTGTTTACTAAAAGCGATGCTAGTAAGAGTGTATATTGTGCAGGGTACTATGCAATTAAGTTTGAGAAAGGTTGGGTACGTAGTTTCTGTCCTAAGTTAATTACAATACAACGATACGAATCTAAAGGCCCATTTAGGACCGAATTAGAACTACGTCAGGTGTTGTCCAATGTCAACAAATGATATATCAATTGTTGTATTAGAAGATTTTATTAAAAAAGTCAGATCTGTATCTAAGGCCAAACAAAAACAATTAAATATACCAACTGAAGAAGCTGAAACTTTAGTCTATCATCTAAATTTAACCTTATTAAAGTTAGTTGATAAATTACAAACAGCAGAAAACAAGAATAAAGAAGATTCTCAAATCTTAGTAGTTAGCATGGATGGCGGCGGATTCGAAGAAACACGATAAATATCATGTATAATTTCGTAAGGAATACGCATGAGCCGTCCAAAACCTACTGTTATTTTAGAATACGTTAACAAGAAGAATTACAAGATGGATCAAGTTCTCGAAGCCGAAGCAATCTGGGCGGTGTTCTATAAAGAAAAACCCTTTAACTTAAAAAGCAGTAGTGTAGTTGCTAACTATCCTGGTCCTAAGTATAAGAAAACAGCATTTAGTAATCCCGGACATGCACATAATCTAGCCAAGAAATTGAACGCACAGTTTAAGACCGAAGACTTCCAAGTAGTTAAGTTAACTTCAGGAGAAGTTGTAGAATGGCAATCAGTAAAGATACCTTAACACGTATCTTCTTAAAACAAGCAGGCCTTACAGTCACTGACGACTCTGTGCGTAAAGCATCATTTAAATGGTGGAAGAATCCTCGAGACAAGCAAGAAGGCGGATTAGCACTTACGGACGAAGGCCTAGATCACCTTGCTGTTACGCTAGGTCTTAGATACTACGAAATTCCATTCCCTAAAAACTTCGAATTTACGACACAGATCGTATTGTTCTTAGATCAATTCATAGACTGTCCAAATTACTACACTAAAAAAGCCATACTAGTATTCAACGAAAAGAAGGCCGCGGAACTGATGCTATTCTCCGGAGATGTCCGTAAATACGGAACAGCAAAGGCTATGGCTAGACAGCGTGACTTAAATGGTTGACCTGCCACTTGACACGTTATATATAGATGCTATTATACATTATAGACATTTAAACACAGGAGTAAACAATGTCAGATTTAGCAACTCGTACCGTTAGCATCAACAGCGCAAAGTCCGCATTGCGTCATGCATTTAAAAAGCGTCGTCCACTGTTTATTTGGGGTCCCCCAGGTATTGGTAAATCTGACGCAATCCATCAGTTAGGTACAGAACTCGACGCTCACGTTATCGACGTGCGTTTGAGCCTTTGGGAACCTACAGATATTAAAGGCATTCCGTATTTTAATAGCGTTGATAATACTATGTCATGGGCACCTCCAGTAGAACTTCCAAACGAAGAACTCGCAAGCAAGCACGAACACATTATCCTGTTCCTCGATGAAATGAACAGTGCTCCGCCAAGCGTACAAGCGGCTGCTTATCAACTCGTCCTTAACCGTAAGGTTGGTACTTACAAGTTGCCAGATAATGTGTTCATTGTTGCCGCAGGTAACCGCGAAGCAGATAAAGGTGTTACTTACCGCATGCCTGCTCCGTTGGCAAATCGTTTCGTCCACTTGGAACTGCGTGTTGACTTTGAAGATTGGTTGAACTGGGCTATCGACAACAAGATCCACAAGGACGTCGTTGGTTATCTGAGCTTTGCTAAACAGGATCTTTATGATTTCGATCCTAAGACTGCAAGCCGCTCGTTTGCTACGCCACGTTCGTGGGCATTTGTTAGCGAATTGCTCGACGACGACCTTGGCGAAGGTACACTTGCAGATCTCGTTAGCGGTGCTGTAGGCGAAGGTACTGGTGTTAAGTTCATGGCACATCGTAAGGTTGCTGGACGTATGCCTAACCCAAGCGATATTTTGGCAGGCAAGGTCACTGAACTTAAAGTCAAAGAGATCTCAGCAATGTATTCACTCACAGTGTCTATGTGCTACGAGCTTAAGGATGCTGCTGACAAGAAAGTCAAAGACTGGGATAAGATGGCGGACTACTTCTTCCGCTTTATGATGGATAACTTCGAAACAGAACTGGTTGTTATGGGTGCCAAGGTCGCGCTTACTAACTACGATCTTCCAATCGACGCAAGTCGTATGAAGAACTTCGATGAGTTCCACGATCGCTTTGGCAAGTACGTAATTGCTGCCAATAGCTAAGAGCTCCTGTTATAGCACCGTTGACAATTCCGTTAACGGTGCTATACTATTACTATAAACAAAGGAGATGACAATGGCCGTTAAAGAACGCTCAAAAAATGATTATAAGAAAATCGAAGAAAAACTTATCACAGCACGAGTTGGACTCTTGTTGCGTCATTCGTTTTTCGGCAACTTAGCAACACGATTGCGTATGGTAGATTGCACCGACGATCCGCGCATTAATACCGCGGCAACAGATGGTCGTTGTTTCTATTACGACATCAACTTCGTTGATAAACTAACTCCTAAACAAAACGAGTTCTTGTTCGCTCACGAAGTTCTTCATAACGTGTTCGATCATATGACACGCCGCGGATCACGCGATCCTGATATTTGGAACATCGCAGCAGACTATGCGATCAATCAAATCCTCATCGATGACAAGATCGGCGAACGTATTACACAGGTTAAGATTTTCCAAGATAACAAATATCGCGGCAAGAGTGCGGAAGAGATCTACGACATTATCTTTAAAAAATATGACTTACAGCAATTACAAGCACTTGGTGAACTGTTAGATCAGCATCTCGATCCTGAGAAAGACGGTAGCCCAGATGGTAAGGGTGGTAAGAAACAATACACCAAAGAAGAATTACGTAAGATCCGCGATGAGATGAAAGAAGCTATGATCTCCGCCGCACAATCAGCAGGTGCTGGTAATATCCCTGCTGGTGTTAAGCGTATGATCAGCGAGCTCACCGAGCCCAAGATTGATTGGCGTACTATGTTACGTCAGCAAATACAGAGCACGATCAAAGCAGATTACACCTGGATGCGTCCAAGCCGTAGAGGGTGGCACACTAACGCGATCTTGCCTGGTATGAACTATGATCAAACTATCGACATCTGTGTAGCGATCGACATGTCGGGCTCTATCAGTGACAAACAAGGCCGAGACTTCCTCAGCGAAATCAAAGGTATCATGGATCAGTTCAAAGACTTCAGCATTAAACTATGGACTTTTGATACACAAGTCTATAACATGGCACATATTACTGCTGATACCATCCACGAGTTTGATACGTATGAACTTAAAGGTGGTGGGGGTACCGACTTTGAGGCCAACTGGAAGTTTATGAAAGATGAGAATATCGTTCCTAAGAAATTCATCATGTTCACAGATGGTTTTCCGTGGGGGTCATGGGGTGAAGAAGATTACTGCGATACTATCTTCATCATCCACGGACCCGAAAGCATTAAGCCACCGTTCGGTGCTCACAGCCATTATGAGTTTACGGCTATCTAATGGAACTAGAAAACATTAACCCACTTAATGTATTTGAGGCGAGGAGGTTTAACTTCCTCGCACCCCATCTTATTCCTATAGAAGTGTCACTAACTAACTTTTATTATTATGAAGATACCGTAGTTAGTTGGATTGAACATAATTTAAAAGGTAGATATTTCTACGGAAATGTAACTAAACTAGTTGATAACCGTATAGTTACCTGCAAGGCAATCGCATTTGAAGAACAATAC